ACCTTTGTATCCTTCTGCAATTATTGTAGAATAACAATCAATATTTGATCTTGTATGATCATTTAATTCAGCATGAATTTGACCATTTTCTGCATAAAAATAAATTTTATTACTATCTGTTATGAATGTTGAACTTTTATGTAATTGTGTAAATTTATCATATGTAATAATAAATTCAGTATCCCATTCGAAACTATTCACTTTGTTCAAGTTAATAGATGGAATAGTTATAATACCATTTTCTAAAAGATGATATTTAAATTTTGTATGTGATGATTTGTATTCTAAATTATTATTATTAATAGTAAATTCAACATTTGATCCGTCAATTGTTTCTAAAATCTTTATTAGTTTTTTAACATTTGGTATATTCAAATCAATTTTAGTATTTGAATCCCCTGAATAGGGTATTTCTGCAAATAAAACAACATTATTGTCTGCAGTTTTATTCAAACTTGTGATTTTATTTGAATCAATAGTTAAAACAGATAAATCACTTATATTAGAGATTGGATTTAAAAATTTATTAATTAAATTTTCCTTCTCATTTATAGATATAATCATTTCAATATGGTATATTATATGTCTTTATTTTTCCAGCTATTTCTTTAAGAATATTTTTTATGTCTTTCAAATCAGTATTAAATGTTCTGAACCTATCATCAATATCTGTTATTTTCTTTTCAAGTTCATGGCAATATTTTGTTTGTTCGAAAAGAAACAATAATTGCTCTTCACCAAAGCAATTTGTTTCTGATGTTTTCGTATCACCATTATCTTGAATAATAAGATCAGGTCCACGACTTACAATTGTAACTGTTGGTTTTGATGCAGGTGCTTGTATATTGGGGGTTGGAGGCGGTGCTGTTTTTGTGGTATTACTAGCAGCCGCCTCCTTTACAATTCTGTCAGCAGTTTGCATGAATTGCTGACTTCTTGAAGATAAATTAGCAGATGTACCGACAATATTATTGTCAAGTGTTTTTAAATCACTCAATGTTGATCCCAACAACGCTAGTAGCGCGTTTGGATCGACTGGTGGATCGCTAATTTCATTCATATTTATTCAAGATCTTTCAACAAATCTGCAACTTCTGCATCAGTTAATTCCGTATCAGGTTCAACTGTTTCAGTTTGCTCAACTGAATTTACTTTAGGTACTGTCTTCTTTACAGTCGGTGATGGACTATTTGTAATAAAGTGTGTATTGAAAAATTCTTTCAATTCATCATACGATTTTACAGAAATAAACGATTTCAAATCATGTGTTGACTTATAAATGCTTTGAATCTTGTCTGGTGGAATATTCAAATCTACAGAATTTGTAAATCTACTTGATACAAACGTTGGAAAATCTCCCTGCATTTCAACCTTGATCTTCAAGTTGACACCATCTGGTGATAAATCAAAAATCTTTGGTCCCAACTCATCAGCATCTTCGTTAATTGCAGCACTGATAATTTTTTCAAGTTGCTTACCGTATCGAATAATTTTCACTGTTCCTTTATTATCAGGATTCTTGGAATCTTCAACAATATATACGTTACATGCATATTTTTCTTGTCGACGAATTGATTCCGCTTTACCTTTTTCTTCTTCAGAACCGGTACGAATATATCTGAAACGCTCTTCAGAAATTGGATCTCTTTCACCGAAAGTTGTCGGTGAAATAGCATTCACATCTTGCCCAGTAGCAAATGAACGCCACTTATGTACATAATATTTTAAAAATGTGTTCGATGGGTCTTTATCGTTTGGTAAAAGACGAACAACATAGGTGTTACCTGGCTCGAAACGTAGGATGTCCTTGGAACCTGCTTTTTCATCAGATTTGTTATGGCCATCTTTAATGGATTGGAATAATGATTTGTTAAACATAATTAGATTAATAATTTAATATATTATTTGCAAATATCAACCATTTTTTTAACCTTTTTCAAGCCTTCTCTAATTAAAATTTTACATTTTTTAGATGTGTAAAATTTAGTTCTATATTGATCAATATGTTTGTAAATATCATCACCGAAAATAAATGTAAGAACTGGTGATTCAACTCGTTTCATAATTTGTTCTAATTGTTCATCACCAAATATAGTATATATTACAATTTTATGTTCTTTAATGTGACTAACAAATAATGGCAATTGACCATTAATTTCATTGATATATTGTTGATATGTCAATTTATGGTCAATACAGTAATTTTTAATGTATAATAGTGAAGATTTAACACGTTCAAGTATTTCAATACAATCAATATCCAAATCATTTATTTTTTTTATAAATGTAGAATATGCTTTGAATGCACGTTGTGAAATATAGAAATTTAAATCAAAAACACCGGTATCTTCTTTATATACTTCATATGGAGCTTTGAAGAAATCTTCAATAACTATATGTTTATTATTTTGTAAAACACTAGATATTTTTTTTATTAAAATATATTTTTCATCAGGAAAATTATCAAATTTCTTACGAATTGTATAAGGCTTATTTAATGCCTGTCGGGAAATTTTTAAATACGTGTTGTAAATGGTTTGTTCAAAATTTGATAATTGATTGTTCACAATTTATCTAAATAATATGAGATTTCCGTTTGATATTTAAATATTTGGAAAGGTATTTACTAGTACAAATCGTCGGATCGTATTTTAAAAACGTTTGTACTATTTCAAAATCAGTATCAACACTCAACATTTCTTTAAATATTTCCCTATAAATTGAATTTTTAAGTAAAAGTAATAAAATGTTCGGTAAATTTAGTTTTTTATTGTTAATTAAACAAACATAACTGCAGAAACATAGAAAATAGTGGTCATTTTCTTTTTGGGTTATTGGTAATATATATCTCATTAGTTAAATAATTTACAAAATTCCATAAATCTATCGTTTATACGTCCACCAGCCGCATAATCATGTCCACCACCATTACATAATGCACTTGCTAGTTTACCTACATGTACATCACAATTTTTTGATTTTCTGAAAGATACAGTACCACTTTTAAGATTTACAACAATAGCAACTTCAGCGTTTTTCTTTTCAATCAAGTAATCTGCAATGTCATTAATAGCATAATCTGCTATAGCACATACTACTTTGCGTTTGCTACCTTGAATTGGTATATTTTTTCTACCATATTCTAATTCATCCTTCAACCGCTTGACACGTTTTTCATGTATATTATAGATTGCCATGTGTTTTTCATTGAATCCTTTGTATCCTTGGTGAAATTGATTATAAAATTCAGTTATCTTATTACCAGACAAGTTCCAATAGATCACATTTAGTATATGAGATTGTTTATGTTTTAATGCATAGCAATCATAATCATCAATATATGCAATTAAAGCTAGTTGTGAGTTAGTTAATTGTTTAATTGTTTTAGGGTCGGTTTTTTGAAACTCTTTGTAAATTAATTTTGTGCAAGATGTACAGTCATCTAAAACAACTTTAGCATTTTTGTAGTCATCTTTGATAGCAACATGTTGAGGGTGATGATCAAATATAGTAACATTAGGTAGATCAATAAGTTTAATTGAACTAGCTACATCCATATCTAAAATATAAATTTCTCGTTTTTTGTTATCACTGTTAGCATTAAACCAATTGGTAATTTCTTGTTCAAATGATTTAGCTGTAGTTGTATGTAACTCATATTCCTGGTTTGTAAGCCATTTCAAAATTGTGTATGATCCTGACCCATCAAGATCTGCATCTGTCCATATAACTGGGTTGTTCATTGATTTGTTAGTATTTAGATTGTTACCTTTGAATATCAAGTTCCTGATAACATTTCTAATGTATCTTGTGCGGAATCAGCATCATCTGTTAAGTTCGCTAATGCAATATCTTCTGTAATGGTTAACGTGGAATAGTCGATTCTAAATGCATTTGTACCATAATTTTGACCAAATCTATTTTTCATCAACCCTAATCTAATTATACCATTTTCATTATCTTCATCCAATTGAAATGCTCCAGCCATAAAATCTGCTGTTGCTGACATACCATAACTTTCACCGACACTTGCTAACGTCGGTTCAGATACTGTGTATTGAGTACGATTGAATTGTGTTAATGTAATAATAGGGCAATTAAATGTGTAAGATAATGCACGTACTTGTTCTGATATATGTTTGACACGCTCGTATGTATTGCTACCAAATGTTGTGGTTAACAAATTCAAATAATCCAAACATATAGCATCAATCCTAATTCCACTATTTTTTAATTTTTTAATAAATGCACCAAGTTGTCGTGGAGTGATTGTACTCGGAGGAAACTCTTTGATGTAAATCCTGCCTTGTTTAGGATTTTGTTTCATTTCAGTTAACATTTTACTTAATGTCGCAGTATCAGTCTTTAACTGTCTGATAGGAATTTTAGATAGCGAAGAACAAAATCTTTTTGCATACATCATTTCCGACATTTCCAATGTTACAACTAAAACATTTTTTCCTTGTTTAGCGATATTTTGCGCAATATTACCTAACACAATACTTTTACCGATATTTGGTAATCCAGCAAAAATATACATTGATCTACCATTTGCTAAAAATCCCCCATCTAGTTTATCATCTAACCAGTTCCATCCAGATGAAATAACTGGATCAACCCGGGTTAGTTCTTTGACAATTTTATCAGAATCTTTGAACATTTCAATTCCGTAATTAGTTGTTAAATCTATATTACATGTCTTTTCAAATTTATCTAAAATAGCTCCGGTGTCTAGTTTATTATTTTGTAATATATCTCCTACTTCAAAAATTGTCTTGTAAACTGCACGTTCTTTTAAAAATTGTTCAGTATTACGATATAATTCTTCTTCATTAAATTGTTTATCAATATCACTAATTTCAGATAATACTGTTTTGAAAGCATTTTTATCAGCTGTTGTGGTTAAAAAATTACGTATTTCTGTGTTTGTTGGTAATGCATTGTTTCTTTCAAAGAAATTTTTAATAGTTGTGAACACGTGACGTTTTGATTCACAACTGATGTAGTCATATTCTACATTATCAACAACTATTGAAAAATATTGTTCATCAGTTAAACATTTGTATATAAATGTTTTTTCAAATTGCGCTAAGTTTAATTTTGTTGACATTATTTATTTGTATTATTAATTGTACTGTATTCTTTTAAAAATGTGTTATTACTTTCATTCCAATTCTTATCTTCTAGTGAACTTAGTCCAGGTGATGAATGAATAGTATGTATTGGATATATTCCCACTTTCATTCCTTTCAAATGTGCATCAATACAACTTGCTATATCATAGTGATGAAATTTATAATTCTCGTTAAATTTCCATTTATGTTTAAGTGCTGATGGTAAATATACACCCAGTAAACATCCATCAGCTATAACAACTCGACTTGGAGTAGGACCAAATACAGTTGTATAAATTTGATTGTTACCATGTGGATGTGCAGCTTGTCCACGATGATGTGGTTTTGTACACATCAAATGCCACAATGCTGGAAATTTAATTTCTGGATTGATCCCACCAGCGATACCAACTATATCATACCCGAGCTCGTTTTGTGCTTTGTGTAATTTTTCATGTAGTTTACTATCATCTATAAACATATCATCATGAACAAATACCACAAAGTCGTATAATTCTGCATATTTGTTTGTGATATATTTGTTGTAACATTCAGATAAACCGTTTGTATTGTTTGTAATAAATTCAATTGTGTAGCTATCATGATCTTTAAATTCCAACCAGCTTTTCCATAATTGGGTATCTTCTTGATGTAATTTTTGTGTGCAACTTACAATTAATGTTGGTTTCATAAAGTAAAAAAAGGTGATGTATTTTTAAATACACCTCTATTGACAATTTTAGTTTTGGTTATTTCATATACTACACCTTCTTTTAATTCCACCCAATCTTTTGATTGAATAGAACAGAAGTCTCTTGTTTTTAAGTTTGCAAATAATGTACTACCTTGTCTAGCTAAATAAATTTTTTTAGAATGTGTATTATATACCCAAATTGCAAATGTACCTTCTAAAAGATTTAGAACTGTTTGTAATACATCTAATTCTTTACAGTCAGTATGTTCAACTGTAAAATAATTTAATAAAGCAGGTATAACACTTGAATCAACGGGGTTTTTATTAATTGGTGTATATTGTTTGTTCAGTTTTTCAAAATTTGTTAATACACCGTTATGCGCCACCATCCATTCACCATTTGTAAATGGATGACTTGTGGTTGTATTGTATTTTCGTTGAGAACTAGTAGGTGCTTGATTATGACCCAAATAAAATATAGCATTTTCATTAAATTTTACTTTATCTATTGATGTTGGATGTCCTTCATATTGTAATAGTTGATTTGAATTATTTAATACAGACAAAAAACTACAAGCATACCTACCACGTTCGATGGTTGCATCATGCAAAACTTCAAACATACTTAATGTTGATGATCCATATATTGAGCACATATGTATTATATTATAGAGGTTCCATATAAAATCAATATAAACCGAATAAATAATAAGTATATGAGTATTCTAAATAGACCAGGTTGGTTAAATCAATTAACATTAAATGAGATGCGTTCTTCAAGACATGCAGGTTTACTTGATTTGTCTATTGTGCAAAAACAATTAGCAGATAAAAAAATAGGTATACCATATAGAGACGCACGACGCTTTTTATTCGATTTTTTACGTGATAATGGAGTGGTAGAAGGTAATACACCACAAGCTGCAAAAGATATTAATGCTGTAGTTGGTGCCATGGTAACTGATGGTAAAATTACAGCTGAGATTAGTAATATGTGGAATGATTATATTTCTGATATATCAAATTTAGAAAGATTTATTGGTACAACTCGTGCAATACGTGGTAGATTAACTGATAATCCTGAAGAGGGTAATCGTCCTGCTACTGTAGAAGAAATCAAGAAACGTATTGAAAACCGTAAATTTGAACGTAAACTTGGCTCAGCAACATCACAACTTTCTGATATCGAGGGGTTTGATGAATTTAAACTTGTTAAAATAGGTATATTGAAAAACCTGCTCAACAAGGCTGAGCAAAATGAAGAAATTTTAGATAATCCAAAATATATTCAAGCTGTTGATTTAATTTCAAAGTTGATTGAACAGTCAGATTCCATTGAAACATTAACATTTAAGTTAGATAGAGTTGTTGATAATACCGATAGTAATGAATT